TATAATAGGTTTTATATTTCTTTTAGTATTTCAGTTATATTATGTTTTACAGAAACCTTTTTATCAATCGTTTCAATATCAATATCTTTCTTATATTTGTCTGGATTTGTACAAATATCTGTTAGTAATTGCATATCCTGATTCGGTTCTCCAGTTAAATGAACGACGTTATCTGGAAAATATTCATCTATATTACGACAACCCAAGTATACAGGAGTTGTATTTGTTAATAATGAATTTATTAGTTTTTCACTAAAATAATGATTACTTTGAATGTTCTCAATACAAATATGAAACTCATAACCATCATACATTTCATACTGTTCAAACCCCCCTTTTATGCGTGAATCATTTTTATAAAATTTACATCCTCTTCCATAGATATCTATAGGTAAATCTGTCTTTAATATTGCATTAGCTAATATGTGACGATATTTATGACCTGGCTGATGCGTTTTTTGACTTATCATTAATGACATTCTATTAACATTTGGTTTTAAAACGGGCAATCGTGCATTATATGTTAAATATCCATTTCCTTCGATAAATGGTGCTGGTAAATTTAATTGGTCACCTATATAATATTTATATATGTATTGCTTTGCATACTCTACAAACTGTTTTGTTAATCCTAAGTAAACCCATGGTTCATATGCAAAACCAATAACATTTTCTATAGGTACCCCTTCACGAATTTTCGGCATAGCTGTATTCCAAATAATTACGTGTGTGTAATTATCTTCGGAAGTAAAGGATAAAAATGGAGAACCTGGTGAATTCTCATAATATGAACATTGATCTACTATTCTTTTTGCTTCTGCACTATCACAAAAACTTGAAAAAATACGAATACGCATTTGAGTCATTAACTTAAATAAGTTTATTTTTCTATATTTTTTTACACATACAGAATAAAATAAAATGGACGAATCAAATATTCCAAAGGTAAACGATAACACTGAAATTAATGATATACGTACTCCTACCCAATTCAAAGGTATATCCTTTTCAAATTACAAAAAAACAGAAGTTCGCAAACAACTAATTGAGAACCTAAAAAAAGGACGCATAGAACCTGCGTGTTATTGGTGTGCTGAGCTAATATGTGCTGGACATTTTATGGAGGTTTGGGAAACGATTCTATATTATGTAGGTAAACACATTCATTTAGGTAATCCTAAAATATTATGCTATGCCGAAAAAAGATATGATATATTTCGTAATATAATGAGTCAGGGACAATACTTAAATGAATTACAATTAAGAAATCACCCTACTATACGTTCTCTATTTGCTGAAATTATTGGTGTATTAGCCAATTCAAACAAACGCAATAGTTTTGAACCTATTAAAATAGATCGTGAGGAAGAGTTTGACATAACACAAATGTCTGAAAAATTAATAGCACCAAATATTTCCTACATTGAGCCTATATTTAAAAAAGATGACCCTAAAGAATTATACATTGCAGCCAATGAATTTGCATACAATATTTCACCAGACAAATTAAATATGGTTAACGCGTGTTATTGGATTGAATGGATTATTGAATTTCAACAAATATGCAAAAAACGAAAAAACCCGTGTCACAGTGAATCACGGAATTATCCAGTAGAACCAAAATGCAAACAAGACCTTATTTGGATTTTATGGGAAGCTATGTTTCATTATGCTGAGAAAAAAAGCCCATATTGTTTTCAATTATTAAGTTCTCTTTTTCGTATTTTTTGTATTAAATATACCACTGCTTCAAGCAAAAAACGTAGGTTCTTGCTATACTTTGCTGTATCACTTATTACAGAAACAATTCCAACAAATATTGAATTAATAACTAATAAACCTACGATTCAAACCATCACATCCAAAATCAATGTTATTTACAAACAAATTAAAAAAAACGAAGACAGTCCAAACACTGAATACTTGTTTGCTAATCTCGAAAGGGAAAATACATTTGAACAATCTATGCGTAAAATGGAAATTGTAAATAGTATGGATTTTTTATCCAAATAAATACACAATTATATCCATATAGAATATACCAAATGCCATCATCAAAAGTAATAGGAGAGGGTAGTTATGGGTGTGTTCATAAACCAGCTTTAAAATGCAAAAATAAAAATTATGATCCTGACCCGAATAACGTTTCAAAATTATTAATCAAAAGACACGCAGATGCTGAATTAAAAGAGTTTAAATTAATTCAAAAAGCGGATAAGAAAGAAGATTTTTATTTAGGAGAACCAGATTCTTGTGATGTTGATAAAGGCGAAAAAAACAAAACAGCTATAAATGATTGCAGAAGATTTGATAGTAAAAATATAAACAATTATAAATTATTGTTATTAAAAAATGGAGGAGCTGATTTAACTGGTATAGAAGATAAATTTAAATCTATGCCAGAAAATCGTCTCACTGCACGTAAGATGGAAGAATTTTGGTTAGACATGAGTCGTATATTATACGGTTCAAAAGTATTAATGGATAAAAAATTTGTTCATCATGATCTAAAACAACAAAATATAGTGTATAATGACGAAACCGGTCGTGTGAATTTTATCGATTTTGGTTTAATGACTACAATGCTAAAAATGAAAAATGCTGCAAACAAAAATGATTATCCTTATGGAATACATTGGTCTTTTCCAGCAGAAGTTATATTATATAACAAACTTGAGTATAGAGAATTAATTGATTTTGAAGGTCAACAAAAATTACAGCATATAAGAAATTTATTTCGTAAATATTACACGTATGCATTCAACCAAGTTGAACATTATATGCACGATTCTCAGCGTGAAACCCAAAAAGAATTAAGAGCACGAACGTTGCAAGGATTTGCTAAAATGTGTCACGTCCTAAAAAAATCAGATTATGATTTATTTTTAAAAACATCGATGGAAACATTAGATAATTTTGGAATCGGTTTCAGTTTATTATCTATGCTCACAAGAACACAAAAATTCATAGATAAAAAATTAGTAAATGATTTGTCTTATTTGTTTAACAGTATGATACATAGTAATGTATTTCAACGTCCATCACCTACCGAAGTAATTATCAAATATGAAACTATATTAAAAAGTAATGGTTTATTGGATAAATATAATATGAGATTTGAAAACCATTTATTAGTAGACGGTTCAGTAAAGGAACAAGACAAAAAGGACGAACAAAATATGCCCAAAACAACGAAAAAATTTTTAGATGAATTAATACTCGCATGTCCAACAGGTAAAGAATTAAATCCTAAAACCAACCGCTGTATAAATGTATGCAAAAACGGTTTTGAACGCAATGAAAAGTTCTTATGTAGAAAAAAGAATACAGGAAAAAATACACAAACAACGAAAACCATCAAAAGATGCCCTGTAGATAAAGAGCTCAACCCTTTTACTAACCGATGTAACAAAACGTGCAAAAGAGGATATAGACGTGACAGTGGATTCAAATGTGTAAAAAAAAAATAATTCACATATTTTGTTATACTTTATGTATAACAAAATACACCATTGGACGTTTGTATACTGGTTAGACTTCATCCCCCCAATTGTCTAATTCCTCATGTTGTAATTTAATAGAGGAAGGACGACGCTTCACTTGTTCTTTTGTTATACGAGTTTCCAGTTCTGTTTCTTTTTTATCCCAAGCATATAATAATTCACGATTTGCATAATTATATTGTCTATTTTTAATAAAGTATGCATTTCGGGATTTTGTATCCATAATTATTTCAAATTCAGTCACTAATGATTGCTTATCTTTTATAATATCTTCATAATCATCGTCCAATTCTTTACAAACCATTTTCCATTCTTTAAATTTTTGAACTGGGTCTTGATGTATCCATAATTTCTTTGCTCCCCATGGACCAATTACATCCATACGATGGTCTAACTTATTATGAAGCAATGAATACTTTTCGCGTAATGTTTGGATTTTTTCTTTTATTTCATCCAACTTATAATATTTTGAAATAGAAAGAACCAGTGAAATATAAGTAGCAATCGTAATCGAAATAATTGAACTAATATCATCAGGCATAGTAAATTGTATTCGGGTTGCTTGAATAAACCCAGATAAAGTTGAAAAAAAGATAACAGAGGTTTGAATATTATTTACAATTGTATTTAAATCATCATATTTTAAATCTAACAATCGTTTATTATCTTTACATTCTTTCAAAATAATTACGTTATTTCTTTGCATTGATTTTAATTCATTACTAAAAACTATATATTCTGTTTGTTGAAACCAATCTATTTTATTATTGTGATTCAAATGTAAATCTACATCTTCTGGTTCATCATCTGGTTCATCATCTGGTTCATCTTCTGGTAATGGTATTTCTGTACCAAGAGTATTATCAATATGTTCAACATCTAATGATACATTCTCAGTTATTTCGTTATTTTTTAATTCTTGGTTATCATTTGGCATTGTAATTACATTACAGTTATATTATTTTTTGTAAATTACAACTCTATTTGTAATTTACCTATATTATGCTAAAATTGATTAAGTATACCGCCGCACATTTGAAATGGAACGCCCTTCGGGCGTTATTACAAATTGCTGGGTGGTATCTGGTTGTTGAACACACAAATTGTTCCATTTTGAATGTTCAACGGTCTAAAATGATGACCCAAATGCAGAAGAACCTAATACTCCATTGGCAGGTGCTGGACCCATATTCATCATTGGACTATTCATTTCTGTATGCACATTTCCACCTTGCATCATATGGTCATACGACTCCATCACCGAGTTTTGATGAGTAGTTGCGACTGGTCCTGGGGGAAATATACCATTTTGTGTACCACTATGGTCTAAATAATCTGCTTGGCTTGTCATATGTTCTTTATTATTTGGTTTTCTACGTACGCCTTTTTCTTTCATACCTTCTTTAGAATCTGGACCATTCCACAATTCATGTAAACGGTCTACTAAAATATTCACCTTTATGCCTAACTTAGTTTGAATACTTAATACAATGATTAAAAACGCGAGTATAACATTGGTTAAATTCAATGATTCATACTTAAATCCGCTATATGTTGGTAAATAATTAATAATACGATGAATAAATATAATTCCACTAAACATTACAACTAATTGAATAAATACTTCCAACAAAATCTCAAGAGAAGATTTCTCAGGATCTGCTTCGGGTACAAAACGTTGAATTAATTTATTCAACATAACTACTGGTACAACACCCATTGTTGAATATTGAATTACATTTAAAACCTCTGCATTACTTTCTTCTGTCATAGAAAATACGTGAGATAAAAATGATTTCTTTGTAATATCTGCTGTTTCTTGTAATAGTTCCATTTTACTAATTCTATAGAAACCCATTAGAAAATAAAAAATATGCGGTTCTACTAAATTTAATTTACAAAAATTATGCCCTCATCGCCCCCTTTATCTGTGGATGATGTTGATAATCATGAATTTTAAAATCTTCAATTACATAATCATTAATATTATTTCTTTTATTTAATATTTCTAATGCAGGGAATGGATAAGGTTCTCTTGTTAGTTGTTCTTTAACTTGGTCAAAATGATCATCATAGATATGACAATTACCACCATATAAAATAAATTCATACGGTTCTAAATCACAATGTTTTGCAATTAAGTGTGTAAGGAAAGCGTAAGATGCTATATTGAATGGTTCACCCAAAAAAACGTCCTGAGATCTGGCTGTGAGAGAACAACTTAATTTATTGCCATCAACAACATTAAATTGAAAAAAACTATGGCAGCTGGGAAGAACACCTTCGTCTAATTGTTCAGGATTCCATGCGGAGATAACAATTCTTCTGCTTGTTCGTTGCGCTGGGTCTTTTAGCATATCTATTGCATTCTGTAATTGGTCTATTCCTTTACCAGTATAATCTGTATTGGGATCAGTTTCATATTTAGCATTCCAATACCTCCACTGGTGCGAGTAAAGTGGTCCAATTTGCCGACCTGGTGTATAATGCGATAATCCTCTTGATTCCAGAAATTCTGATGTTGTATTTCCATCCCAAATATGAACTTTTTGGTCGGTAAGAATTTTGGTATCAGTAGAACCAGATATAAACCATAATAATTCTTTGAGACATGTTTTCCAAGCTGTCTTTTTAGTGGTTAAATTTGGGATTATATTATTTTCAAGAGAGAAATGCATAGCAGCACCGTAAACACAGCGAGTATTACCGTTTCGTCCAACCTCATCATGACCTTCGTTCATAATATCTTTCAAAAGATTTAAATATTGGTACTCTTCATGTCTCCCCTTTGTAATATCCCTATCTTTGTATTTATTTATTTCAACCACATTTTTCAACATTTTATATATTATATTAAATAAATCATTTAAATAGTTTTGTACTATTTGTATATCTAATATGAGTTCTTCAAATGCAGCAGCAATACGTAGACGTGTTACACAACAACAAGCTCCCACCCCTACGATTGAGAAACCAACACCACCTCAATCCAATAACAAACAAATGACCATCCAACAAGTTATAACTACAATGGACCAAAGATTAAAACAGATTGAAACTATTGTACAAAATAATAGTAGTAATAATACAGAAGATTTACCTGTGATTGTTGATGAATTTAATAGTCGGTTTGAAATGATTGTAACTGAAATGAATTCATTAAAAGATATTGTTATGCAATTACAGACATATACCATGAATGTAAATAAAACGTTATATGATGAACGTATTAATATATTATCTGATTTAGGAAATGAAACAATAACATCTGCTGATAATACAGAATTGCTATCGGTTTCTAACTCTCAAGATAATCTTGTAAAACTTGAATTGACAGATTCACAAAATATTTCATCGTAATTATACAAAAATTATTATTTCATAGTATAAAGTGCTGGATAGAGAAGCAAGAACGCCCTGCGTGTTTTCAATTTTCGTCTTTCACCACTTCCAATACCAAAGAAGAAGTGGAAAAAGTTAGACCATCGTAGGTGAAATTCCTATTATTGATTTTACATTTTTGATTATTTTTACTCTGTGAAAACGGCGTTTTAAATCTTCAAGGGTGTAAAATGTCTATTACAAAAATAAAAGTAATTAGGTAAAGGGTTTAAAATATAAAAATGTATAGTAATATATGAATATTACCATAAATAGTACAGGAAAGGCCGAAATATTCGGATTACTATTCCAATATATTCGGTTATTCACAGAACATATAAATGTTACATTCGATAAAGAGAAAATGTTCATGCAATCTATGGATTCTGCGCGAGTTTCGGTATTTGAATTATCATTACCGTCCACATGGTTTGATGAATATGAACACAACAGTGCTGCTTCAATTACACTCGGCATACCAGCTACTATGTTATTTAAAATATTAAATACACGTGATAAATCACAAAATATACAAATTATATACAATGAAGACGATGATAAACTCTTTGTAAATTTTTCATCTAATAACACATCTATATTTAATAAACGATTTGAACTACCGCTAATTGATTTAGAGTGTGAATTAATGGCCATTCCAGATACTGAAAGTGAGGCTGAATTTTCCATAGATTCCACGAATTTTGCTAATTTAATAAATCAACTGAAAATATTTGGTGATACAATTGAGATTCATTGCACTGAGGATAAAATTATACTGCATTCTATAAGCATCGAAGCTGGAAAAATGTTAGTTGATATCAATATTGACGACTTAACCGAATATTCTATTACTGAAGGAGAAGTTATGAAATTATCATTTAGTCTAAGTATGTTGCATAATATTTGTATGTATAATAAATTATCTAAGGATGTTGAAATTCATCTTATTAAAGATTTTCCAATGAAAATTATATATGCATTAGATGATGATAACGCACATTTCACATTTTATCTTGCCCCAAAAATCGGCGATGATAATGATTAAACTTTCTTCGTTCTAATGACTACAAGATAAAAATATGTTATTATATATAGCATATTTTTATGAACGCATTCTTTCATATTTTTTTATTTATACTTATCCTATTCATGTATATACACATAATACATCAATATAAAACGGGAGAAGATATGGAAATATATGAAATGGATTATGTATCTAATACTCATTTACAAGAAGTATGTAACATCAAACAGCCCGTATTATTTTATTACAAATCTACTCACCCTGAATTCTTTAATGACTTAGACCACGAACATTTAGATATACTTGACTCCTATGATGTAAAGGTTAAAGATGTTCGCGACTATTATGCAGACACACCAACCGTTGATTTTACTATTATGCCATTCCGTAGTGCAGAAACCCTTATGACTACTGATACTAAGTCTTCCTATTTTATAGAAAATAATCATACTACTATTGACGAAGCTGGTTTATTGAAAACATTCCAGACCAACGATGAATTTTTTAAACCACCATTCACTATGAATTCACAATATGATATATTAGTTGGTTCCAAAAATACATCTACACCTTTAAGATATCACAAGAATGAACGCACACTGTTAACTGTCATTACTGGTAAAATTTCTATTAAAATGACTCCATGGAAAAGTACCAAATATCTATACCAAAATAAAGATTATGACATGTATGAATTCTGGTCGCCAGTTAATTTATGGAAACCACAACGCAAATATTTACATGAAATGGAGAAAATCAGGTTTTTAGAATTTGATGTTAATGCTGGTTACACCGTGAGTATTCCGCCATATTGGTGGTACAGTGTTAAATATGATAATAATCCCGAAACGTTTGTGACAAGCTGTACATACAATTCTATTATGAATGGTATTGCCTATTTACCAGACACTTGTTTGTACTTAATGCAACAACAAAATATACAAAAACGAGTATCTACTACCATTATCGCGTTAGACTCAGAAGAAACATCCACAGAAATAGAAGATGACCCAGTAGAAGAAACGGAGGAAGAATAACATTTACACCTTTGAAGATTTAAAATGGCACGGCACTTTTTATAAATCCCACAAATTAGTGAAATTATTGGTTGGTTCTTTAAGTCCTATATTCAATTTATATAGTTATCAGAAAAAACACAAAATAAAAAACTCTTTCAGATTTCGAAAAAAGGACATTCTGAAAATGTCCATTTTTGAAAAGTCCAGCCATTTCTTTTTCGGAAAAAACACGAAAAACCAGTTGTGAGCATAATGCAGCAAAACCCGAATTTATAAAAACAGTTTGTTACTGAAAAAAAAAAATATACTTTTCGGAAAAATGATTTAGGCATTTTTTCTGTTCTAAATATATAGAACATTTAGAACGAAAAAAAATGCCAAAAAATGCCGAAAATTACTCATGTGAATTTTGCAAATTTAAATGCAGCAAAAAAAGTAATTGGGACAAACACGTGTTGACTGCAAAACACAAAAATAGAACAAATAGAACGGAAAAAATGCCAAAAAATGCCGAATTTTTTGAGTGCGAATGTGGTAAGGTATATAAAGCCCGAAATAGTTTATGGTATCACAAGCATAGGTGTACATATACTGAAAGCAATACTGCTAATATAGATATAGATGAAAATGTAAATACAACTGCACCACCGAATGATATTGGTAACCAACCAAATATGGTTTTGGAATTGCTTCGTGAAAATCAAGAATTCAAACAACTCATGGTGGAGCAAAATAAACAAATGCAGGATACTCAATCACTACTTCAACAAACTCAATCACAACTTCAAGATACACAAACACAGATGGTGGAAATATACAAAGAAGGAAAAACGATTAATAACACCACAAACAACAACCAATTCAATCTTAATTTTTTCCTCAATGATACATGTAAGGACGCAATGAACATAACAGACTTCCTTGGTAATCTTGATGTACAAATAGACGAGATAGAATACATAGGACATCATGGGTATGTAAATGGTATGACCAAGATGATCATGGAACGTTTAAAGGGTATGGATATCACAAAGCGACCTATACATTGTACGGACATCAAACGAGAAACGATGTATATCAAAGATAAAGATGAATGGAGTAAGGACACAGAGGAGCTAACCAAACTACGAAAAATATTAAACCGTGTTACGATGAACAATTGTAGAACAGTTCCAAAATGGAAATCTGCCCACCCAGATTGTGAAATAATGGAAACTCGTAATAACGAATTCTGTTATAAAATGATGCGATTAATGTTAGGAGATGTGGAAGACGCCCAAATAAAGTTAGATAACAAAATAATTAAGACAATGTCAAAGGAATTATATGTGAATAAGAATAAAGCGTAAACGTTTCTATAATCAGTGTAAATATCATAAGATTATGATATTTAAAGTTGTTTTTATTATTATTATTATTATATTAGCAAATAGGGTAGAGTGAAAAAATTAAAGGTTTGCATAATTTAATTATCAGTAGGTGCCTCAGTAGATACAGATTTAGGAGGTCTTGTTTTATATTTACGGTTAGAGGGTTGCTTATCCTCCTGCATATTCAGCTTACGTGTTTCACACATAAGTCCACCACCCAAAATGCCCGTTACATCAGAAGATTGATATTCATGATTGCCTTGTGAAGACTTGACAATTACAAGTTCAACATATTCCCCTTGTACCAAATACTTGTATTGCGAGTCGGTAACGCGAATAGAAGAATAATGTGTGAAGATGTCCTTACCCTCATGTTCACCCTGCTTTGCGGTAATAAAGCCATATCCAGTTTTAGTATTAAACCATTTAACTTGTCCAATTTGTCTGGTAGAGTTGTCAGTACTGCTCATAGTATAATACATATACACTGTGATTTTTTATATTGTTTTAAAATGATATTTACTTACGAAAACAAACTATACAATGACGCGTAGTTCGGTGTTTCATAGTATTCATATTTATTGCAAAAAATGAAGAAATTCAGTATATATAGGTTGATTTGTGTACAAGTAACAGTAAGGTTCTCAATGTCTTTCATATTCTTTCGTAATATATTTTTAGAATGCAGTATGTACAATTCACTGGGATATAATTCATTATCATTTGTAGAGGGCAATGAATCCCATGGTAATTCTTGTGCATATAAATAGATATAAATGTATCCAAGTGAAATTAAATCATCACGACGCGTGGGAGTACACCCATTATGTATAAAATGGCTAACATATTTAGGTGTACCAGTAATATGTTCTCCAATAGTGTTCGGTATATGAATTTGTTCCTCATTAATGTAGAAAGTGGCGAGTCCAAAGTCAATTAAAAAAAGTTCTCCTTGTTTGACCATAAAATTCTGTGGTTTAATGTCACGATGAATAACCATGTTATTATGAATAGATTCAAGTATAGATACACATTGAGTCATAATAGCATTTAATTTAGATAGAGTAATAGATTTAATTTTGCGATATTGAATAAGAGAACATTCATAGAACGGTATAACAAGTCCCATATAATCGTTAACCGGACCGAACCAATGTACAGCTGGAATATTACGGCAATGATGTTCATATAAATACTTCATAATAGACGTTTCTCGTTTCAATAATTTATACGAGGTTCTCTTATCTTCCATTTTAATGGCGATATTATCTTGTGTTTTTACATTAACCCCTTTATACACGTTGCCGAATGTACCACTCCCAATACACTGTATAATTTTGTATTTATGTGCAATAACAAGGTCATGTTGAATATCCATAGAGTAACTTAATTATATAGAATTATACCTTTGAATATATATCACATATAATATTATATGAAACTTTTAGGAGATTTTTTTAGATACATAGAGAACCTGGTAACTCGCGGTGACGGATATTATGATAAAATCATCAAATTTTCACACATAATTAATTTTATTTATATAATGATATTTTCAGCGTTTGGAATTCATATATTAAAAAATCAAATATTACACGATTTTAATAGTACAATCCAATTATTAGTATGTGGGTTATTAATATTTAAATTTCACCCGTTTAGAGAACATGCACTAAAACAAAGTGATTCAACCCTAATATTCAGCAGTGCAATGTTTTTATTGTTTAATTTAAGTATTATTGAGGTATTGAATAGATATACAAGCAAAGTAGGAGTAGACATAGTAAAAAATAAGGAGTTGATTCATTTATCAACAGAAGTAGCCATAGATGCCGAGGAAGAAGAATAAGTAGATAAAAGAATTAGATAGTATAGTATCTATATCTTAATATAAGTAAGATATGGAGAACCTAAACGAATTAACTGCAGATACAATAGGTCAGGTCTATAAAGATGCAATAAACGACCCAACATTATTATCAACCCTCGATATCGATGAACTGTTAGATACATTAGAAAATGAAACGAATGATTATTTGGAGAACAAGACATTAGACGGTATGACAGAAGAAATTTATGAAGTAATTCGTGGAATCTGTCAAGACACAGAAATACAGCATAAAATCTGCTTAAAACTGGTAGGATACCGCATGATAGATGAGTTACAAGAATTACATAAGGGTAAACATGTAAGATGGGTACGGCGTGGTACAAATAAACTGACAAATGGTGGTATAGTAGTCGATATAAAATTTTTAGACACAGGAACTCATATATTATGTATGAATTCAATGAATCGTTTTATACAATATAAATACGACGATTGTTTAACGTTTCAAAAGATGTCACCAACAGAAATGTTAATATTGATGGCATATGATCATGCAAGTACAATTACTTAATAACACGTTTGCGTGTAAATGAAAAAGACATTTTACGTTTTTTACATGTTTTGGCTCGTTTATTCATGATATAAAAAAATTCCTTCAAATGGTACATAATTTTTTGTGCGACTAAAATATCATCTTTAAAAGCAGTACTGGAGTAATTACTATTTTGTTTAAAATTACCAATCATCATAGTTTTTTTAATAAAATTGGATTTAAATATATTTCGTGATTTTTCTGTAAATAATAATTTATTACCGACACTCGAATAAATAAAGCGAGTAATAAGGTCATGGGTGGATAATCGGTGTTTATATGGTTTCGGTTTGATGTAATAAAGACGTTCCGATTTCATATTTTTGTACAAAACATCATCAATAAAACAAATAGCAGTAGATTGTGGTAAAAGGGTGCAGCGTATAAAATCACTGTAAGTTTTTTTAGATGTAGTGCGATTGAGTTCGGTACGTACGTTATTAATTTTGAATGCATGTATAATTTGGTCAAAGAGTGGTACATCGCGTGATATTTTATGGTTAAAATAGTTAATAATTAATTGTACCCATGGTTTTTCGGCGTTATTATTCGTATAAACATAAATTTTATAACATTCACCTGATTTTTTTTTAGAAAATAAGTATTCTAATATAGACATTATACCATATCGTAAAAACTCTTGTTGGTATATATCTAAGACATCATTAAACTGAACATTATGATGTCGGTAAGAACAGTTTATAAGAGACCATAATATTTCTAAATCAACAAAAGAACCTAATGTTTCATCGAAATCAAAAACGATAACTTTCTTCGCACGACTCTTTCTTAGTTTAGAAAAATAATCTCCTTTATATATTTCAATTAAATTCGTATTATCATTATTCATAATACTCATGTTTGTCATATAATATAATTGGATTTTATATGACAAGAAAAAATTATTTGGTAGAACCAAAACCACCGTCACCACGAACACTATTAGATAAATCATTCACATTGACAACCGTGATATAAATGGGGCATAATGAAGGATGACATATTTGTAATAATCTTGTATTAGCAACAACAATATAATCAGTAGCAAGGTCATTTTGAAAATATGGTAAACATCTAAATGCACCAATTAATGAACCTCTATATCCAGAATCAATAATTCCAGTATGATTAGCTAACATTAATGGTGTTTTTGATATACTGGAACGTGGGTGTACATTAAACCCACAAGGATTTATAGAATCAGTATTAACCTCACAGAAAAACATTTCCGTTTTTATGTTCATATCAATAAACATTGAAGAAAATAACTTTTTAAACATAACAGTTTGGGGAACTAATACATCAAATCCTGAATCTGCTAAAATATTCTCCATAAATTGTGCGTTATGTTTTTCAATTCGGTCAGTATAATTGGCAATTAGTGTTTCATCTTCAATTGCCAATTTTAAAATAGCAAAATTTTTACAACCATTGGCAGCGTTATTTTTTAAGTTAGAATAAAGAGTTTGTATATCGTTCGTTTCAAATACCATTTCAGTATATGCTACTATTATTTACATACCCTTTGTTTGTTTATATTCTTTCCAAGATATAGGTTTAATTTCAGCTGTAGGTTTCGTAACAACTTCAGCACGTTGGTCCAAATGGTCAGCTTGTTTCAATGTACTATCTACATACAATTCTTTTAAAACCTTTCCAACCATAACAGAGCCTTCATTTTGGTCAACTTTCCCATCTTCAATGAGTTTCAATACAATTAACAATTTAGTCATAATTTCAAGGTTAAGTTCATCTTTAATAAGACGATTAAAAATATCAGTATAATTATTGTATAAAAAAGGAGTCTCAGCTTGACACATGATAGAAAATTTCTCAGGTTCGTTGAGTTTCATATCAACATTTTTCAATTTAAATGTATCCAATTTGCGGATTTCATTGCGTAATAGTATACTGTGTTTTACTTTACGAATATGTTCGGTATTGTCTTCACTGTCCATTTCACTAAGCAACTTTTGTAGATTTAATCGTTCATCTGGTGATAAAGTAGACATGTATAAATCAATAATAATATAAATAAACCAAAGTGTTTATGTGTATTTAATTATAATAAATTTATTATTACATATTTAGTAAATAATCGTGTCAATAATTATTATCTGTGAAATATGTATATCATAATAGAAAAATGACAATGATTACAGTATTTTTAGCCGTTATTTTTATTTTAGTGATTTGTTCGTCACTATTCATATCATGTAATGCTGTATCTCCAATTTATATGGATACTGTATTTAAAAAGCACTCTGAATTTGAGAATTTTGAGAACAATACAATGAATGAATATGCAAAACATTTGATTGTACCCCAAGAAAATGGATGCAAAAAAGTGCATGGTATGAATGGATTATTTTGTGCACCCAGCAATGAAGCCGACAATTTAGACAAATTTGCAGATGCTGAAGGTAAATTAGATTGCAAAGACAATTCTGGTCTAAGTAACTCGAGAGGTGGATTATGTTTGACTGAACAACATAAACGTTTGTTATCTACCCGTGGTGGTAATAGTGCGCCTAGCAATGTTACAGATGCAGGTGATAAAAAAGAATAAATCTAATCACATTGTTTGTTGATTACAATATAGAATAACTTTTTTCAATACTATTTTTAGGAATATTATTGAAGGATAGGAGAACCTGACATATTTTATAGGATAATATAGTAATGGGAACACGAAAAAATAAGAAATCTAATAAAAGTTTTAGAAAAACTCGTTCAAAAAGACAGAAAGGAGGCAAAGACGGAAACATCGGCAGATGCAAAGGCCCAGACCATTCGAGAGCTATATTCGTCCCGAATGACCCGGCCGAATTTCGGCGGGAACACCAAGCTGCCCTAAACCAGTATAATCATTTTGAGAATGGTTTGGCGCAAATAGTTGAAAACTGTTTAAGTGATGCAGACAAAATAGTTGATGAAGAAAACAGAGTTGAACCTGATTTAACAACAATGACCGATGAACAATTACAACAAAAAGCAGTTTGTAATGAATTAGTATATGGTGACTATGATACCGAACATAGAGGGTTTCTTCAAGAACATAGAGATTTTGATACATTCACCCGTATGCCACCAGAAGTCAAACAAGGAATTTATAATGGCATAAAACGTTTTTTAGGGACGTGGTTACGGAATAGACAGAGGGGCAGACATGAGAAGGTTTTTAAATTTTACACATATGTTGCATCTGATATATTAAAAAAAATACGTAAAGCATTTGGATTACCAGAACCACCACCGCCTCCGCTAATACCACTTAATAGCGGTGGAAAAAGAAAAACCCGAAAATCCAAAAGAAAGAATAAAAGAAAATAAAAAGTTTTCAATACTATTTGCAATCTTTTACATTTGGAAAGCTTTTCATACAAATATCACAATATTTGATAGTATGACCATGGTCTGGTGAAATATCAATGTAATCAGTAATAATATTATGTTGACAATTGGAATCTATATATTTTACAACAAGTTCATATATTTGTTGTATATCACAGTCACAATGATAATTATTATCTACAATTTCATTTAGTATAGTTTTCACAGTAGACAATATATGAATTTTGGTAGTTATGTCCATAAAAAAATAGTTATCTATTTAATTAATTTTATTTAGTATTTTTACACATACATAGAAAGAACACTTTGGCTAATTCCTTCTTCGCGTTTGATGAACTTGTCAACATTAGCAGGTGTTACTGTGAATGGAAATGAAACTTCAATATCTAAGTCTTTTTCAAATAGTTTTTCGTCTGTTTTAATTAATCTAAACAGATTAAGTTTTGTGAAAATGATTTCCAGACATCGTTTTAAATTACGTACTCCATCTTCACCTTGCGTATGTTCTTTAGATGATGCTAAATACTGAATTGTTTCATTAGGAATAATAATATCTTCCTCTGTAAAGTTTACTTGTTCGCGGATTTTTGGCAGTAAATGATTTCTTGCAATTACAATTTTCTCCTTCGTTTCATATCCCTTAGTTTGAATACGATACATTCTATCGCGTAGAATAGGATTGACCTTACTCTCATCATTATAACTGAATATAAACAAACACTTACTCAAATCAAAATCAACTTCACTAAAGTATTTATCATGAAACTGACTATTTTGAGATGTATCTGTCAAGTGAGTTAAGATACCAGCAATTTCCTCGCCTCTGGGTGTATCACTGATTTTATCCAATTCATCAAAGTAAATCACTGGGTTCATACACTTACTATCAATCAATATTTGTACAATTTTACCCCAAGTACTACCTTCATATGTGTATGAATGTCCTTCAAGAAAGCTGCTGTCACCGGTTCCACCGAGAGCAATAAATGTAAATTCTCTACCTAAAATCTTACTAATACCTTCCCTAACCAGTGTGGTTTTACCGGTACCCATTGGTCCTTTAATCGCAATAGCAGTACCTAATGCAGATGGATTAGAAATCCATTGTCCCATCATCTGCATAATTTGTAGTTTAGCGTCGTTTAATCCATAGGCACAATCGTCCAATGTTGATTTCGCACTCGCCATAAAATTATGACACACATCAACTCCATCGCTCATTTGAACATTTAGATTTTTGTATATTCCAAATGGGATTCGCATGAACGTATCAATCCAATTTTTGATTTTGTAATATTCCGGGTCACCCGGTTCCATTGTTCTCAATATGTTAAGTCTTTGCATAGCAGTTGCTTTAAATTTTGCTGGCATTTTTGAGTCAAGTAAGGCCAATCTATAAGGTTTATCAATATTAATGTGTTTGTTAATCACCTTTAAATCCTCCATAACACGCAGTTGTTCTCTATTTGATAAATTTTTTCTAAAATAATCAATTTCATTTGTGCGTTTTTTATCATTATGAATAAGTTTGTGATAATTTTTAGCATTTTTGGTACGTGATTTTTTAATAAGCTTATTAATAGACTCTTTGCATTCATTGATTGCATTCTTTAGAATTTTACTATTAGGTTTTTTGCTTAATTGTTCAACCAATTGCTTTTTCGTTTCAACTAACTCCAAATATTCTTGTTCTGCATCTGTTAAAACAACCTCTTCTGCAACAACCTTCTTCTGTTTTTTCTTCTTTAATTTCATCTTTTTAGATGTTTGTTCATCTGTTTCAATCGTTGCTGTTCGTTGATATGTTTCTTTCATAAATGCCTCTTCATCATCACTATCACAATCCGCATCATCATCAATATAATCGTCGTCTGCTTCTTCGTCCATTCCATCTAATGCTAAGACGATATTATAAACGCCGTCGTCTTCCTCTTCCTCTTCGTCTTCCTCTTCATCATTGTCATCTTCATCATCTTCTTCATCGTCACTATCCTCTTCCTCGGTATTCTCATCATCTTCTTCTTCGTCACTATCCTCCTCTTCCTCATAATAATTTTCGTCTTCATCTTCTTCGTCACTATCTTCCTCAACCAATCGTTTTTTATTTTTTTTGGTAGAAATGTCTTTCTTAGACTTGGTAGTAGTTTTCGTCTTTTTGTATTGTTTATGAATTTTTTTGTCCACCTTTTTGTTTGATTTTGCTAATTTATTGGCTCTATCATTGATGTATTTAGATGGAAAGATTTTTGTTAACATACTACGGATGTTATCAATGTCTCCTTCGTCAATATCAACATCATTGGGCGTGGCAGTTTTACGATTTTTTTTATTGGATTTCATATTTTTCTTACTGGGTGGAACATAAGTAGAATCGCTGGAGTCGGTGTCATAATCAGTAATTTCTTCATATTCGCTCTCATCACTATCACTATCTGTATCAGGTTTACGCTTAAGTGTGCGGGTGACAGGTGGTACTTTAATAGATGGCATTTTAAAAATGTTGTAAAAGATACAATAAATTATTACGATAATATAAATCAATTTTTTACAAAAAAATATAATCTACAAATGAAAGATGTATTATAAAAAATTGATTATAAAACTTTGAAAATTATATAGACATAATAATATATATAGGTTATATTTAATGAATATCCAAAACACAAATATGGATAATTTCAAACCATCATCAAAGATTATTGGTGTACAATTTAGTATATTGTCACCAGAGGAAATTAGAAAAAATTCGGTGGTAGAAGTAACATCACGTGATACTTATATAAATAATAAACCAGTAGTTGGTGGGCTATTTGATCCACGAATGGGTGTTCTTGAACCTGGTTTAATATGTCCAACAGATGGATATACATATATAGATACCCCTGGTTATTTTGGTCATATTGAATTAGCCCGTCCTGTATTGTTTATACAACATTTAAAGGAAATAATGAAAATCTGCAAATGTGTATGCTTTAAATGTAGTAAATTAAAAATCAATAAAAATTTACACAAACATGTATTAAATATGTCACAGACGGAAAGGTGGCATTATATAACAAATCTTGCACCGAATGTAAAGCGGTGTGGAGATTGTACCGAGGATGGTTGTGGATATAAGCAACCAGATAAAATTCAAGTAGATGGCATGTCTACAATCCAGGCAATTTGGGAAAAGATGGTAATGACCGACGGTAATACTGAGAAGGTAGTATTAAGATTAACTCCAGAAATGTTGATAAAAATATTTAAGCGTATATGCGATGAAGATGTAAATTTTATGGGTTTTAGTCCAGTATGGTCGCGTCCCGAATGGATGATTTGTCAAGTATTACCAGTTCCTCCTCCAGCGGTCCGTCCATCGGTAAAGCATGATGCTCAACAGCGAAGTGAAGATGATTTGACCCATATTTATAGTAATATAATAAAAACGAATAACGATTTGCGTGATAAGATAGCAAATAATGCAGCCACAAAGGTGATAGAAGTATTATCTGGAATTTTACAATATTTTGTAGCAATGATTGCGAATAATAAAGTGAAGGGTGCGGATCCAATGGCTCAGCGTTCTGGGCGTCCGTTAAATTGTATTAGTGGTAGATTAAATAGTAAGAATGGTCGTATTCGTGGAAATTTAATGGGTAAACGTGTAGATTTTAGTGCACGTTCGGTTATTACAGGTGACCCAAATTTATCAATTCGTCAATTGGGTGTTCCTTTGAAAATAGCAAAGAATATAACAAAACCCGTAACTGTAAATGATAGAAATCGTGACTTTCTTATGAAATTAGTACAAAATGGTCCAGATGGCGGTTCAAATGGAGAACCTGGTGCAAAAATATTGGAACGTAAAAGTGGTGAAAATATTTCTCTACGATATGTTGATACTGGTTCTATTCGTTTAGAAAATGGTGATATTGTTCATCGTCATATGATGGACGGTGATGCTGTTTTGTTCAACAGACAACCAAGTTTACATAGAATGAGTATGATGTGTCATATCGTCAAAATTATGAAGCGTGGTGACACCTTTCGTATGAATGTTGGCGATACCAAACCTTACAATGCTGACTTCGATGGGGATAGATTTTGTCCCAAACAGGTGACCGCCCAATAAGTTGTAGATATACTTATTGGGGAAAACGGTGTAAAGTCTACTGGTAGGTGTATTTCGCATAGGTACATTTTACTAATATAATCATCTAGTCATTCTTTAAAAATAATATAAATATAACTCGCTCTATATAATAAAATAAAAATGATATTAGATATTGGTGAAAAAGAAAAAGTTGTTGGTCAAATATATAAAATGACTAATACTACAAATGGAAAGGTTTATATAGGTCAAACACGTAGTCACAGATTAAACCATAATAAATATAGACCATTTGGATATTTGGGAAGATTCAAAGACCATATTCACGAAGCATTTTCAAGCAAAACAAAACAATGTAAGTGTTTGAACTCAGCTATACGAAAATACGGTCAAGATAGTTTTACTTGTGAATTAATTTACACTTGCAACGTGAATGAATTAAACGAACAAGAAGAACAATTAATCATTGAATACAATTCCAAATTTCCAAATGGCTATAATTTAACAAATGGTGGTAATGGGTTTACAGATGTTAATGGTGAATTTACTTGGAGAACCGAAATTCAAGAACCCAGAATATTAAAACCTCAACCCAAAAGTGACTATACGAAACAGTTGATTTCTACAAGGTTAAAATCAGCTCTTGATAATGAAGAACATCGGGAGAAAATGATGAAACTAACACAGAAACAACATTTGGCTAAAAAATATGAACTATCCAAAGATGTAGTAATTGTTGATGACGATATAGATAAATATATTCGGGTTCTTAAAAATAACACGAATAATACAGAATATGTCCGTATTGTCATTGATAAAAAAAGAATCACAACTTTTGTAGGAAAGCACGAACCAATAGATGAAATAAAAAAAAGAGCGAAAAAATTTATATTAGATTTAAAAGAATGGCAACGTAGCCAAATTGCGGGAACTTCTTTAGAGCCCATACTACCACCCCATAATGGAAACATAATGGGGGAACTCGGTTAATTGCCGAACCCAATGGTAAAAAAGTATGGGATTAGACAATCCGCAGCCAAGCTCCTAAGTCCGTTATGATAGGATATGGAGAAGGTTCAGAGACTAGACGGTTACGGGTCTTAAATGAAGGTTTAATCAACCGGATAAGGCACAAGGTATAGTCCGTCCCCTTAGGAGACTTTGGGGGGTTTTGACAGCATGTATGCAGTCAAAAAATGGAGATGAATATGCATATGCCACAAAGTATTTTGGCAGAAACCGAATTAAAAAATTTAGCAGCAATCCCATACCAAATGATAAGTCCAGCAAAGAATTCACCAATCATTGGTATATTTCAAGATTCAATGTTGGGGTCATATCGTTTTACCCGACCCAATATTAACTTTACGCCTCGTGATGCAATGAATCTATTGATGTTATCACCGAATGTAAATATGGATAAATTGCGTGAAAATGGTGATAAGATAAGTAGTTTTGATATTTTATCCCAAATATTACCACCAGTAACATTAAAATATAAAACAGATTTGTATGATGAAGATGAAGAATATGACGACTCAAATAATGTGTTAGAAATCCGCAATGGTGAATATATTCGTGGACAAATGGAGAAGTCTGTATTGGGGTCAACAACGAAGGGTATAATTCACCGTATATGTAATGATTATGGAAATATGCGTGCAAGTGAGTATATAGATGATATGCAAAATATAATAACTGAATATATGAAGTCAAGTTCATTCAGTGTAGGTATTAGTGATTTGATAGCTGACCGCAAAACTCAAGATAGCATTATACAAGCAATTTTGACACAAAAGCAGGAAGTGCAATCAATAATTGAAAAGGTGCACTTAGGTATATTTGAAAATAATACATCAACTACAAATATTGCAGAATTTGAAACAAGTATTAATAATGTATTAAATAAAGCGACAGAACAAGCTGGTAAGATTGGTCGTAAATCATTGAGTAAAAATAATCGTTTCTTGATGATTGTTAACTCTGGTTCAAAGGGTTCATTAATTAATATTTCTCAAATGATATCCTGTCTTGGTCAAACAAATGTAGATGGTAAGCGTATTCCCTATGGGTTTGATAACCGCACTTTACCTCATTATAGTAAATTTGATGATACTCCAGGTGCCCGTGGTTTTATTGAGAATTCTTATATATCAGGTTTAACCGCTCCAGAGTTATTCTTTCATGCGATGGGTGGTCGTATTGGTTTGATAGATACTGCTGTAAAAACTTCCCAAACAGGATATATTCAGCGGCGATTAATTAAAGGACTGGAAGATATTAAGGTGGAGTATGATATGACAGTTCGTAATAGTATAGGAAAGATTATTCAGTTTAGATATGGAGACGATAATTTTGATTCAACAAAAACAGAGAACCAGAAAATTCCAATTGTATCTATGACAGCAGAAGATATTTATAACTATTATGATATAATTGGCGTAAACAATGAACAAACAAGCTTAAAAGATATATATACAAAGGGTACGGTAACCCGTGTAAAGAAACAACAGGAACAAGCAAAAGAAACATGTAAAAAATATATTTCTCAAATGATTGAAGACAGGGATATATTAATTGAAGATGTATTTCTCTATAAGAATGAGAATGGAATCAAAATGCCAATCGCCTTTCAAAATACAATTGTTAATATCCAAGGACAATTAAATTTGACAACAAGCTCAATTGTAGATATTACTCCCCAAGAAGCATTTGATTTGATTGCAGAATATTATAAAAAATTAGAGAGCTTTAATATTGCAAAACCGAATAATTTATTTAAAATAATGTATAATTATTATCTCACACCAAAGGATTTATTGGTGCGTAAGAGGTTTCATAGAAAGGGCATCATATTACTATTAGAAACAATTGTACTGAAATATAAACAAGCATTAGTTCACCCTGGTGAAATGGTGGGGGTTATAGCAGGTCAATCCATTGGTGAACCAACTACTCAATTAACCTTGAATACGTTTCATTTAAGTGGTGTGGCATCAAAATCTAATGTTACTCGTGGTGTTCCCAGGATTGAAGAAATTCTACGATTGACAAAGAACCCAAAGAATCCATCTATGACTGTATTTTTACACCCAAATGAAGAAGACACCCGTGAAAAGGCAGAACATTATGCTAATATGTTAGAACACACAAAAATTTCAGATGTAGTAAAGGGTGTACAAATTTGTTTTGACCCAGTAGATAAAGAAACAGTAATAGACGATGATAAATTAATCATGAAACAGTATTATGAATTTGAAGACATTGTGGGAGAATGTAATAATACGAACACCACCCTTGAAAATAGTGATAGTAAACAAGCATCAAGGTGGGTGATTCGCATTGCATTTAATGCAGAAACTCTATTTGAAAAGAATATTACCATGGACGATATTCACTTTGCAATTAACAATAGTTATGGTGAAGATATAACATGTGTATACTCGGATTATAATGCAAAAAATTTAATATTCCGTATCCGATTAAATAGTGATGTATTAAATAAAACAAAGAAACAACGTGGTCTTGCCAGTTCACTTGACCAATCAGATGAAATATATATGTTAAGGAATTTCCAGGAAATGATTTTGAATACAATTGTATTGCGTGGACTACAAGGTATAACTAACGTATTACCAAGAAAGTTGCAAAACATGGTAGCAAAAGAAGATGGAAAATATGTCCAAAAAGATATATGGATTTTAGATACAACCGGTTCAAACTTAATTGATGTGCTTGGATTAGATTATATTGATTGGGTTAGAACTTATAGCAATGACATAAAGGAGGTTTTTGATACATTGGGTATTGAGGCTGCACGCCAAGTCTTGTTTAATGAATTATCGGAAGTTATGGATTTCAGTGGTGTTTACATTAATTACCATCATTTGAGTATATTATGTGACAGAATGACTACAAATCATAACATGGTTGCTATCTTTCGGTCTGGTATTCTAAATGATAATATTGGTCCAATTGCAAAGGCAACATTTGAGGTTCATACAGAAGTTTTATTAGAGTCTGCAAGACATGCGAATTTTGATAATATGAGAGGTGTATCGGGAAGTGTAATGATGGGTCAAACTGGTAGTTTCGGTACAGGTATGTTTGATTTGGTTTTAGATATGGAAAAAATGCAAAATTTGGATACAGAAGATATTACACGCAAAAGCCGTAATGCGGAGATCAATTCCATGTTTGGAAATATCGAAGATTCCAGTGAACCTTGTGCAAGAAATAATGTAGAGATTTCTAATTATATTTCCAATGTCAATGTACCAGATATGGGTATATGTGACGATGATGATTATGATATGGGAATTTAGAAAAATACAAAAATATTAAAAAATTACATATTACAAATTATATATAATTTTTTTATTGATTATTTTATACTGTTATATTATAGTAATATGGGTGATACTGTATTCCCTTTTGAGATGTCACCAATAGGCAAAACTACTCCTGAGAATACTACACCCGAATATAAAAGTCCAAGAACACCGATACGTATAAAGAAAGAGGTTGATAAAGAAATGGAAAAGAAATTATTCAAAGACAAAAAAGTAGAGAAAGAACGTAGAATAAATAAAATTATAGTACAAGGATGTAATAACAAAGAAGATAATTGGAATTTTTCAGCTGACGAGTGTAAAGATGCTACAGAATGGTTAGACGCCCACCCTGAAAAAGAAGGTATTCCTATTCCACCCCCAAATGATACACGTAAAAAATTCCAACCTTTATATATTCGTCATCCACCTATTACTGGTCACCCGCGGATTACTGGTGGAATAAAAAAATTAAAATCAAGGAAATCAAGGAAATCAAGGAAATCAAGGAAATCAAGGAAATCAAGGAAACAAAAAAAACAAGTAAATAGGTAATTTTGTTATAGAAATGTAAAAAATTGATATGAACATTAGTTATATACTGTAATAAATAATTAAGGAAATAATAAAACGACAATAAATTATAATATTATCATGAGTACTGAAAATATTATACAAATGTATAAAGATTATAAAAAGTCTGGTGGATTTGGTATATATATGGTGGACGAATTAATAAATAAAAATATACAATACACAGATATACCTACATTATTGGAGCAAGAACAAAAACTGATAGAATTATACTGTATTACGTATGAAAAACCGATTACGGAACAAATCTTAGAAAACAAATATTTGAATAGAAAACGTGTACATGCAAATAGACGAATTCAATATAAACGGTCAATCATTATGAATCAAATAATTACGGCATCACAGAAAGAAAACGTTAACCCACATACCGTAGATGCTTATACACAATTTATGAGAAACACCTCTATACATGGTTATATGAATCGTGAATATTGGAAAGAATTAGAAATAATGAAAAAAGAATTAATATATTATTAAGTTGAATAAAAATAGTAGATATGTATATAGAAATGTATTTATATTTTTTATTGTGTCTGGTTTCATTAATGTACGGTTCGTGTTATGATTTAAACACAGCAAACGCAGGTGTGTGGTTAAGTGGTGCGGCATATTGTAAGAAAGAGGAATATCCAAGCATGGAACTATCAGGTCCAGCTAATGGATTTCAATATTACGAAACAGTATATGATAAACCAACGGATTTATTAGGATATACTGGAATCAATTCAAATACACAAGAGATATTTATCGTATTTCGTGGGTCGTCATCTATGAAAAATTGGATGGACGATGCAAAAGTAATTCAAGTACCCTATACAACCTTTCCAGAATGCAATTGTAAAGTGCATACTGGGTTTTATGAGTCAGTGAATAATATTTATCAACAAGTATATAGTTCAGTAAATGATATATTAGATGTATATCCAAATTATAACATTATTGTAACAGGTCATTCCTATGGTGCAGCTGTTGCACAATTAGTTGCAATGGAATTATTATCAAATGATGTCGTATCAACTGTATATAATTATGGGCAACCGCGAATAGGTAATAAAGAATATGCGGAGTTTGTAAATAATGTACCGATAGATATATGGCGGTTTACCCATCATAAAGATATGATTCCACATGTTCCCCCGATTACCGGTTTACACTATTATCATTCGTGTAGAGAAGTTTACGAAGATGAAAATAATAATTTGCGTATATGTAGCGATACAGATGGTGAAGATGAAACATGTGCAGACCAATTTGCATTGTATCAAACAGATACAACAGATCATCATACATATTTGGAACACGATTTAGATTGTTCAAGTAGTACAATATATTACACCGACCTGAAATAAAAATGAGCACCTTTTTCATAGGCATTAGACTACATTTGACGGTAGAAAATCCAAATTAATTATACATTAATGTGTATAATGAATCATAATAGTTATGCCTTTTTCTTACGAGGTACTCTAATCTTTAATTTGGGTACAGCAATTTCATATTCTTTGATATATTCATCAAATGATTTAAAATGTTCAGTATAGGATGAGGATTCAATCATTTGTTGGAATCCATTCAAATCGCGTAGCATAGAAGGTGGGGTAATCAAGTTATATTGGTTATTGCTTAACATACGTATAAAATAAAACTGGTCGGTTTCTGGATTTCCACTTAAACATAACCACTCTAATTCATTGATGAATGGTAAACCCGAATTACTATGAAACAATATAATGGGTAAATTCATATTGATAGCAAGAACCCAATAATCAATCGCTGTCAAAACATAATCATCGTTCATAATCATAACGTCAATTTTAATTTGTTTTTTCTTAAGTAGGTTTACATGCGGTTTGTCTTGATTTTTAAATATATCACACATTTTTAATAAATATGTTTGAATAAGTGGCTTATAATAAGTACATAATCGTTGTTTGACATCATATATATTTTCGTCAATTTGTAAATGTGTTTTCAAAATATATAATATAGTATAAAAACTACATTGAACAGATGTATTCATCTTATGTTCCTTTGCACCATCGTGTAATTTTAAATGCCAATTGTTTGTATCAACAACAATTTGTCCAATATTAGAAACGCACTCTGTACTTAATATACTGAATGATGCATTCGTAGTATTACTATATTGTTCAGTCAATGAAATATCCTTCGTATTAGTAGTCGATATAGGATTTGCAAAATCATAGGATATATTTTGTACATACTCATTTGTTGGCATAGGAATTAACTGATCAAAATTATCAGATATAATGGTAGAATACAAATATAATATTTCATCATCGTTCATATTATATTCAATCTCTCCAATATTTAAATATTTGGTTGCTTCCAATATGAATAGTCGTATTCGGCTATATCGTATTAATTCATCAGTTAACCGATTATAATATAATTGTTCATTATCAGTTCCACTAATTAAATGTTGTGTAGGTATACATAATTTATTAGGGTTTTCTGTGCATAATCCAGCAATATCATCTTTATTAATAATCCCATTCATGTTACTTAATTTATCCAATATATCTTTATCAAATTCCACAAAAGAAACATGTGGTTTCATTACATGCTGTATAATATTAACCAATAATTTCATTTTATTTTTATATAGATATTGTTTATCCTGTATAATATTAATAATTTCATCACGGATAGTCTTATACTTATAATTAGCTAATAATATTCGTAATTGACTTCGGAATTGTTTATAAAATTGGGTTTCGAGTGAAATCTGTTGTATGGTTTGTGTGCGAATGGAATCCTTAGTGGAAATAGTATTAAGAGTCTTGTCTGCATCATAATATTGATTATCTTTGTATCCATGTACCTGATATTTTGGAATACCGTCTTCAATAGTATCTTCAATCGGTTCACTAACTTGTATAAATTGGTTTGTTTCTGTGAAAATCCCTACAATTAGACCATCTTCAATAACTTTGAATGTGGGTTTACATAATAATTCCCCTTGTGTTTTTTCTGAAAGTTGTATTAATCTGTCACGAGTAACCTCGTAAGATTGCCAAACAACCCCATCTGTAAATATCATATTTACATTGGGTATATTAGCAGATGGTGCAGTAGGGATATAAAATCCAAAGTCATCTGTCATTCTGGATTTAACAATAAATGCAATCGTTTTACCTCTATAATTACGAACTTGACTATCAATATATAATCTATTTTGTTGTAAAATATTATAAATAGTATTCGCAGATAAATTTGTTTTATACTCATACACCGTAGGCATACTTGATTTCGGTTTACAAAAAGAATTCGTTGTTTTATTAATCATATTAAATACATTCAATAAATTAGGTGGGGTATTTTGCTGATAAAATATTTTAACAGCATTTTTTTTTGTAATTTTGGACAACTTGGTATTTCCGTATAAATAAATAGGTTCATACACGTTGTTATGTTTTAATAGTATACAAGTACCTTTTGACGAATCAAATAATTTTGAGGCATATGAATTCGTTGGACATAACAATGAAACATTATCTGTAATATCATTGTCTATAATTTCAATTAACGCAATATTTATACCCTGTTTGAAAATACCAGTATCAGGTGAACTAATAATATCCCACATATATGTATGGTCAATAAACGAATCGTCATTATTTAAAAATGCAGTAAAATTTTGATAAGAAGCAATTGTATCTTTTAAGAAATTATTTTGTGATATATTTGACAAATCGTCCAAGCTTTTATAAAATTTGGTAGTTTTAAATTGTTCAACTGTAATATCACTAATAGAGGTTTTCTTTGGCTGAAAAATGGAGACAAGCGACCCATTATTTAATTTTATATAAATATCTAAGGTAATATGTGATATAATAATCTTCCGCATTTCTGCAAGGGTTGGGATATTAATATTATTATGATATGTGTATAAATCAGCAATACATGCAATAAAAGATTGATTATGTGAATAATGTACACCATATCGTAACAATGGGGTTTCAGTTTGTCGTATTAATGCTGGATTATTTTTAGTTACAGAAATAGAGTTATCTGTGCGTAAAAATAGTTCAACAGATAATGGTAAGAACCCCCATCTTGATACATCAATAGGAAATTTATCATGACCTAATATATTCATACCTTTACGTATTTGTTTTAATGGCGGTTCAGTAATATCATCAGTTGTATTTGGAATGGTAGCATCAATATTCGTGTCCGGTTCTTGTGATGTGTTTGGCTCAACGTCTTTAATCGGGTTATTTAATAATTTTTGAATAACACCCTTATTGCCACGTAGCTTATTATCCATAACTCCACATTCTTGCCGACGTAAATTTTGTTGGGTAGTATTCATTTCTTTAAAGCAGCATGGTAAACAACTATCAGGGTGCTTATCTACTGCTACAAATCCAGGTCTATGTTGGCGATAATTATTATCTTTGTCTTTATGCTGACGTTCGTCTGTAAATTCATAAATATAATGACCAGGCGGTGGGTTTTTTGCATTAGATGGAATAATTTTCCCCCCACATTCACCATCAGCAACTTGTTTATCAGTCATAGGTGTATTGGTTTGTAAGCACCAATATCTTGGACAGACATACCAATATGGATTTTCTGGATTGGAACCATATGGCATAGCAACTTCATATGTACTTTCATCAATAGCATCTAACTCGTCTTTTGTCAAAATAACGGGTTGTCTATTACTTTGGTTCGGGCAAATTCTTGCGTATGAATCATAACGTCCTTCTTTCTTCGTTCTGAATAATGTAGGTTCAAGTTTTTTCATTTTATCAAAAAATTTACGGGTTCCGCCCTTAAATAAGTTGTTATCATCGTCGTCTTCGCTATCTTCTTGAAACAATAAAACATTATCGTCACTTTTATCGGTTGCTACTATTGGTGAGGAATCATCATCATCTGCATCATCATCTTCATAGAAGATACCAGTATCATCGTCTACATCGTCTACATCGTCTACAGCATCTTGATTTATATCGGTGCCAATGTCAACAGTAGGTTTGAGTGAATATGGTTGAGCTACAGTACTATGAATAGCAACAATAGGTTCTTGTATAGACTTATCTTCTATTTTTACCGTTTTTGCCATAGTTTTAATTATTTTATCTTTAGATATGTAAGATTTATCCGGGTATTGAGTGATTCGTAAAAAAGTATCCAAATAACGATGAATAACATCAATATAATGTATCGAAGTAATTTCAGCAATATCAATAGATAATTCCGGACTTGCATATGTATTTGAAATATGAATTAGACAAGGAAACCCCGGATTTTCAGCAATATCAATAGATTTATTTACATAATTACCATTCAAAATAATATGTGCATTTAAATATTCTGTAATATGTTGACGGGCTTCTTCCTCAGTTAATAAAAAATTTTCCATTATTGAATTTTTTACCAAATTCAAGTCATTCGTATTTTTATATATTTGAGTAATAATAGAATTAATTGCGTTCATTTCTTTATAATTTTCAACACGTGTAAATCGTAATATTGCACCTTTATTCATATCCGAATTATATACATGGAACATATTAGACATCAATGTTGTAAGTTCGGTTGATTTGATGGGTATTGTATATGGAACACTACATATGTAACTTAGATTAATATATTCAACTTGTTCATGGTATACATCGTTAAACTTGGAAATAATATATCCAGTTGTTTCTATTATTTTATTTATTTGAGATAATATAGGATTAATATCATTAATTAAAAGTTGATTTAATTTATAAACAGAAATGGGTTGTTTAAACTCGCCTTTTACAATAACATCACCATCATAGGTTATATGTAAAAAAAGAAATTCTTTACTATTTTCATTTACATAATGCTTAACAAATGATAATAGTTTAGGTTTTCCTAAGTTTTTAGAAAAGGATACAATTTGAGTACGAGTAAGTGCAGGTATTTTTTGTCCATCTTTTGTTCTTGAATTACTGTACAATCTATATATAGATTCACGTCTTAATCCGGGGTTGTATTTTATATAAGGGATAACACTGGTCGCATGTATTTGTTTAAATATATATTCTAATGGCAATACTATATTTGTAATAGGGTGCAAGATTAAATGAAATTTATTGATACCTTGGGTTGAATACGGCAGTTCATTTTGACGTTTATTAAAAATATTATAAAATGTATCAATATTTGCATATTTATTGAAGAGAACTGGTTTCATAATTTTTGTAGTATCTTTTATTAATTTAGGTTTTTGTTTCATTAATTCATCAGACGTTAATATATCTATTTTTGATAATATAGGATAATACAATTTCATAAAATAATCACTTGAAATAGAGTGATTTTCGCTATATTTGAAGACATTGTCTGCAAAACATACATATACAGTATTATGAACCAATTTCCCATATGATAATAATAAATGGTTTTCAAATGACATTAATGCATTTTTATTAGACGTATGAAACACAAGTTCGCTGTTATTTAATACATTATATGGATTTGCTGAATATAAAAGTTCTCTTGATTTCAAAAATCGTCGTCCAATTGGAATAGAAATATCAATATTATATGTATGTTTTGAGAATCCTTTCATAAAATCAACATATGTACACGTTGGTTGTTCCATATTTGCAAAATAAGATAATGTATCCGTATCAAGTATTTCTAGATTGACTAACAGTTGACCAATAATCGGTTTTGTTAACGGTTCTGTTTCATTTTTGGTGATTTCCAAATATAATTCATGTAAATGTAATGTGACGGTTTTTTTAGAAAACAAATATAATTCTCCGTACGACAATAACGGCATATTGAGTTCATGTAAGATTTTCTTTTTAATAATATGAATAGAGTCATCTGGGTGAAGCTGCATACTGGACGCCTGAATATCAAATTCGACAGAAACATTTTGTAGTTGTTCATACTCACTAAATATATCATCTTCTTTATCAATTGGTTTCATACTACCTTGAAAAACAATCATTTTACTAATAGTATTTGAATCATTTAAAATGCATATTTTCACAATGTCTTTCATTGGAATGGGTTCTTCATATTGTATAATAGACTCAATATAATCTGTTCCTTCCATATATACAGATGGTTATAGATTATATACCTATTTTTCTATAATATAAAAAATATTTTTATATTTTTATATTATTTTATTATCTATATGGTTTTTTCGGTACTGTTCTAAGCATCATAGTACGGATTATCATGAATTTTCATTCCACAATACTTGCGTGGTGCGGATTTATAATCAACAGGATTATGTATATTTGCTTCTTTTGCTTGTTCTAATAAGAATTTAAAGTTTTGCCAAAAATCGCTTTTATGTCCAATAGATTTGGTCATAACGTGGGAAAGTTCATGTATAGCAACAAAGGTTAATGTACTTTCATCAATTAACCCTTCATTTTCCTGTTTTTCTTTATTTAAACAAAAGGCTAATTTTTCCCCTTTATTTTCACTATATGCGGTAAATTTGCTGGTAGGTAGAGTTTCCATTATTTGTTTGGGATTAAAATTAGTATGTAATCGTTGAACATTCTCTTGGTCTGGAAATTTACCGTAAACATATTCAACCAATTGTTTACATTTTTCGGTAACTTTTGCTAATAAATCTGCAGCTTCTTGTAACTTAGTACGTTCACGAACGCAGTACTCATTACCATCAACTGTGGATACAATACATTTTAAATCAAATGCACCGTAATTATCAAAATATATATACAAGCAAACAATGAAAACAATTCCTGTTAACAAAAATCCTAAAATTTCGTATTTATCCATGATTATATATTATAAGACGATTAAAAGATATGATTATACAGAATTATATAAATTACACCATAGATAAATACTGATTACAATAAATAAAAAGAATATATTTACACCAACAATATATTGATTACTATTATTAAATTTATATGAGCGTGTTAGTAAAACAAGTGTAGTAAGCATAATAACAAATGAACATATCATACCAAATAACGCGTGATAAGTAATATCAATAGCTGCTTTTTCATCAATAGACAACGAAATAAATAAAATATAAAAATATAAGATTGGCATACCCCATAAAAATGCAATAATTTTGATATATTCAGGGTGATTCATATAAAATGAAGCGGCATATGAGAATAGTACGGTTATTAATCCACCACTTATAAATTCAGGAATATAATACATATATAATATAGTGGTAAATAGTTTGACATGACTAAAGATTTATATTATTCAAAAGAGTTTTCGTTATATACAAGTGAGGTTTTCAATCCGCCTCAATAGCCCCGAATGGGGTTATCGGGTGGTTCATCTACACTGAACTACACACTATGACCCGATGTAGGTGTGCTATGTTTGTTTTATATATATTTTCCAAAAAAGAAACCAAGCATGAAGAAACCAAGCATGGAAAAAATACATAACAATGCCCATATTGTAATTTTAATATTCATTATTTATATGTGAATAAATAATGATTTAAATTAAGTAAACGATTTACTTGGGACCAAGTTCAAGGGGAACACGAGCAAAATCGGTTTCAATGGTACTTTGGTTCCATGGACCAACCTCGGCTTTGGAGATAATAGGGTCGGAACGAAGTTGTAAATTGGCATTACGTAAAGTTTGACCGATAGTATCTAATCCAATATGATGACCAGCCTTCAATAAATCGGGCATAGATGTTTCTCCAGATTTGACAGCATTAGGGTTTAACGCAGACCATAGATTGTTTTCATCGGCAGGTAACAAATCACTGGGGTTTGCAACCTCGTGTGTAGCATACCCACTTCCAGTTGCAGTTCCTGAACCGTCTGTAGCAGATTCAACAGCTGTGTCCTTCTTTTTATTAGCATCAGCATCGGTTGTGCCGTCTTCCATTTTATCTACAACGTTCATTTTACCATTGAAATTGTTATTGATTAACCAAACTAATAATAAAAATACTAGAATCCCTATAACACGTTGAGGTGTGAAGAACTTTTTCATTCCAGTAAATGACTGTTTTAAAATTGTAAAAACCGTGGGAAACATTCTGTTTATATAATAACGGTTGATAAATTATTTATCTTAAATATCATTTTAACTAAACTATTCTATGTGATAAGAGATGTCTTATAGAATAAAACAATTTATATTAATCTGTATCAGAATTTTCTTCATTTTCGCTATCATCGCTATCAGTTATATCGTCCAACATATATAGGTTTTTTATACGTTTTGCTTCTAAATAAGAAGAAAGTGCTAAATCACTCGCTATTTTGGCTTTTCGGCAAGCCTCTCTATACATATCATAATATATGTCATTGTCTTTTTTAATATTTATATTAACATCTTCAGTTAAAGTATCTAAATCTATTTTAAATTCTTGTAATTCATTATTATTATCAGTAGGTTCTATTAATGTATCAATAGATATGTCATTATTCTCTTCGGGATTATCATTATAAATCACTATTTCCGTATTATCTATGTTTTCTAAAACTGTTGAACCTGGATTATTATTTTCAGGTTCGATGGATCCATTTGTATCTGTGTCTATTTCTAAATTTTGATTATTATTAATTTTGTCTAAAGTATCTATGGGTGTTTTGTCGTTGACCAGTAACGTAGTAGTACTATTATCTTCTGTATCTATTGAGAGTTCTTGTTCATTATTTTCATTATTTTCATTATTTTCATTATTTTCATTATTTTCATTATTTTCTGGTTTATCTAAATGCATAGGTTCTTCTGTATTACTATTAATTGCATCAAGTATTGTTTCGTTTGATTGATTCGGTAACCGAATAACACATTTTGTAAATAATTCTACTGGTTTTACGGTAACCATTTGCTTCATTTCAATTTCAATCTGAAAACTGGTAGATGTACATTTAATACCCTTAAATTCTAAAATACTAATAACATCTTGTTTATCATTAATCGTGCCAATATCAACCTGATTATTGGTTTCATCATATATGGTTAATGCTGGTACACCTAAATTTGTTTCTACATTTACACGAACAATATAATATTTACCCGTTTTGTATATTTTCATTGGTGAAGTAAAATAATTTTCAATATCATGACGTTCTAATACCATCTCACTATCAAACCAAACACTACGGTTTTCATGCAAATGTTCATGACACATTATTTCTAAATTTTCCATCCAACGAATAAACTCGTCGTTATCATTCGAAAATACTAAATCAGTATAATACCGTTTTCCAGCTTTTAAAAATCCACTTTTTGTATTGCATTTGGGTGCCTGTATATATAATGGAGTATTATTTACACCAAATTTTATTAACCAGTTACCACCTGTAGTACTTTTGGGCTTTGATAGTTTTATAGATTTAAATGGAAAAGAGTCAATAGCTTCAAATATATTATTCATTATAGTTATGTTAAGTGGTATCTTTATTATTATTTCTTTACAAATATATTGTAATAATTATACGAATTGCGTACAAATTTCTTTATTCTATTAATGCACATATTATAGACATTCATGCAGAATATAAAAGATTCATGTATTAAGTTTTTGTATAATGAAGATTCACGCAAAGATATTAAAGCAGTATTGAGTCCATTAGGAGATATAATATATAACGAAATATATGTATATTTATGGGTTATCTGTTTTTATAATATTTTTTTGTTTATTATTATTTTAGCCAACTTATATTTATTATTGAAAATATTAAATTTCGTACGGGATTTACACCCTTGAAGATTTAAAATGGGACAAATTTATTAGTAGGTTTTTTCTAATTTTATTATAGAAATGACACATAAAAGCGAAGATTATAAAATATCTGCTGTTAAATATTATTTGAAGAATAAAGACAATATTAGAAAAACTTGTAAAATTTTTGATTGTAAAAAATCTACATTACAACGATGGATAAAAAGATATAAAACTAATAAAAACCTTACAAGAAGAAACCGAAAACCTATATCTTATAAAATTACTAAACCGCAAGTTAATACTGCGTTAGAATTATTGAAACAAAACGAACAACTTACTATGAATGAATTAGCAGTTGATATGAAAAAGAAATACACTAAATTTAATATTACGCCTCAACATTTAGGACAAGTAATAAGCGGTAATGTCTTAATCCACGGACTGATTTGTTGTAAGAACGGATGCGGTTATTGGAATAGAGATGTTAATGGAGCAACAAATATATACAAGATTGCTTATAACGCAATAAATAATAAAGAAAGACCAAATTATTTATCTAGAAGCAATAACTCATCAGGTAGTTTAGACGAATTACCAAAACCAAAATTTACACGCTCTGCGAAGGGCAAACCTTTTTGATTTTTAGTGGGAATTGTCCCATTTTAAATCTTCAAGGGTGTAAAAATATATATTCCAAATGAATAAAATAAAAGGATAATGTATAATGAATCGTCAACGAACTTCCAGCCTAACCAAAAAACGTCATCACCGTAATAAAAAAAACAGTAACCGAGGTAAAGGAACAAAAAAATACAATTCACGTAAAGATACCAAGTTAACCAAAAAGAATTGGATGAAAAAATTAATATTCACTGGAGGAAATTCTGCTGAACATGCTGAACATGTATTTGGGGGTATTGGTCAACAACATGCTATTAGCAACTCGAATAATGCAATTTATCAAAACCCATTACCCATCACAGCCCCAATTCCCGATACTACTACCACAATACCCCCCGAACAAACTGGTGGAAAAAAACAGAAACGTAAATCAAAAAAGCATTGAATTACGATGTAACATTCAAAATTTTATCTTTATTATAATATTATCATGAGCGACAATATTATTGAACAAATACAATCAAAACCGGAATTGATTGAAAAAATAAAAAATTGGGTTGTTATGGATAGCAAATTAAAAATTGTGAATGAAAAAACAAAACAGTTACGTGAAATGAAGTCACAATTAAATCATCAAATTTGTGATTATATGAATAATCATAATTTGGCACAAAATAAAATAACAATAAGTGATGGGGATTTACGAATATACGAAAAAAAAGAATATTCATCTATCACATTCAGTTATATTGAACGTTGTTTAGCGGAATTAATCAAAGATAAAACGCAAGTAGAGTTTATTATACAATATTTAAAAGAGAATCGTGAGGTTACAGTCAGTAGTGATATTAAACGAACATATAAGAAAAATTTATAAATTATACCGGAAAATTATATAATTGTATTATATTATATTATCTAAAATGCAATACTATGATTCATTTGCAACACAAATATTTTATAGTAATCAATTTGGCAACCCTATTGCTGGTATGCCATTAAAAACTTGTATACAAAATGAACAACAGAATGACCAATTAATATTTGGAGGAGGATTAGACATTGAACCTACTGATGAATTAAGCAGATTTGATGGGCTTGTTATTCCTACTGGGTTATATGTAAATACTAATGTGGATAATAGTTCCAGAGATATAAAAAAAACCGAATGTAAATTAATTAATGATGATTTGTTTAATAAATTATTTGAGAAGGTTACCAAACCATTAAAATTTAATAGACGAACTACTATGAAAAAAAGAAATAAATAAATACTTTTTAGTACGCTACGTATTATATATTTTATTAAAAATATATAATTTTATCTATATCTACGGGTTGACCTACGTTTTTTATGTCGTCTTTTGTTCTTTTTCCGTGTGTTTTTTCTCCTTCCACCAGCTTGATTTTTATCAGGCTTTTCTTCTTCAAATAACTGTTTAAAATTTTCTAATGATATTTGATTATTTGTTTTTTTATCTTCTTCGTCTGTATCTTCTTCGTCTGTATTTTCTTTCTCTGTTTTTGGTGAAGGCAACTTATTTAAATCCATTATTTCCGCTATTGAATTCTCTTTCAAAGCCGTCTTTGCTTCTTCAAATCCATCAACTGTCTTTAATATAGCTATATGATTAGATAATTCAACTGTATTTAATTGTATTTTTGTATCGGGTAACAGTCCTCTATATTCACTATATACAAACAGTTCTAATATTTTTCGTAAATAATCGGGTAATATATCCTTGGGTGCTTTTGCAATAATCTTTTGGTATAATTCCATTGTCGGTTTAATTAATAATATCCGTTTGTTAATACATTGTGTTGTTGTTTCTTTTCCAATACTACTGAGTAGTTGTTTTACCTCTGTTTTTTTATTTTTATTTGTGTCAATTAATTTATTACGTATAGCTCTCAACATAGTATCAATAATTTTATCCTTAATATAATTAGTTGTAGATTCATCGCATTTGAATTTAGATTCTATATCTGATTGAAATTTTTTTAAAATAGTTTCCGCTTTACCATCAGATATTTCATTTTTTTTGAGCATTCCAGTCATGTCACCCATACCTGGTATTGGTATTGGTGGTATTGGTATTGGTGGTATTTTACCGTCTATGCTTGGTATTTTACTGTCTATGCTTGGTATTGGTGGTATTGGTGGTATTTTACCGTCTATGCTTGGTATTTTACTGTCTATGCTTGGTATTGGTGGTATTGGTAGTATTTGTGGTAATTCAGGTTTATTTGTATCAGTATCAATCCCCTCGGTTGCAGCCTTGTTTGCAGTCTCAATCCCCTCGGTTGCAGCCTTTTTTGCAGTCTCAATCCCCTCGTTTGCAGCATTTGCAGCACTTGCAACACTACCTACAGCATTACCTACAGCATCACCACCCTGTATCACCTTGGGTTCTGTAGGTTTAGGAACATAATATAATAAATCACGCGATATTTCAGCCGCATCACTGCTAATATATGTTTCCAATATTTTTTTAACCTCTTCAGCCATATATGTAGGTGGCTTAAATACTGTATCGGTTTTATCTTCACAAGATTGCAAGTTATTATTACTTAAAAAAACACAAATAGCATCAACACAAGCTGCTGCAACCTCAGGCATTTTATCTTGGAGTTTTTCTTTCCATTCCTTGTTTACATCAACGGTTTCCATCGCATCTCCAATAGCACCAGCCATATATTCTGCGATAAAATTAGCCATATTTATTCGTTTGTATTATGAATACAAAAAAATTGATTAAATATATATAAAATAATTTGTTTAAATATACATAATGAGTTTTACAAAAATCCGTAAATTACGTATACTTCAATCCCCGCCAATAATAGTTCAGACATCGCAAAAAATCCGTAAATTACGTATACTTCAATCTCCGCCAATAATAGTTCAGACATCGCCAAAAATAATTGAAAAACGGTATACAAATGCAAAAACAAAAAAGAAGAAAATTGGTATATCGTATCGTGAAAAATCAAAATTATGGGATATATATGATTTAGACAAAGGTGAAAATAATTCACAAGAGAATGATGTAGAATGTGTATATACGACGCCTAAAGACAATGATTTATGTATAAGTTGTGCATCACCATTAATGATAATGGACGATGGTTTTCCAACATGTACAAACGATAGATGCGGTATTATTTATAAGGATATTTTAGACTATTCACCAGAGTGGAGATTTTATGGTGCAGATGATAAGAATACCAATGATCCAACCCGATGTGGAAATCCAATCAATCCATTATTGGTGCAATCATCATTTGGTTGCAAAGTATTGTCATCACATACATCATCATATGAAATGAAAAAAATTCGCAAATGGACAGAATGGCAGTCAATGCCACATAAAGAAAAATCGTTGTATGATGAATTTCAATTCATAACAGTAATGGCTCAAAATGCAGGAATTCCCAAAATTTTCATAGATAATGCAATGGCAATACATAAAGATATATCAGAACAAAAAATGTTTCGTGGATTAAACCGAGATGGTATTAAAGCAGCATCGATATACATATCATGTCGTTTGAACGGGTGTCCTCGTACTTCGCATGAAATTGCACAAATATTTAAATTAGATAAGACAAGTGCAACAACAGGTTGTTCAATGGCAGTAAATATTCTGCATAATATCGAACGAGATTTAGATCCGTCGAAACAAACAATGTTAAAAATTACATTACCAAGTTCGTTTATTGACAGATATTGTAGTAAATTAAATTTCAATCCAGAACAAACAATGTTAGCAAAGTTCGTAACACATAAGATAGAGAAGCTGCAAATTATAACAGATAATATCCCACATGCAATCGCAGCAGGAATCATATATTTTGTAGCCTATACTTGTGATAGTCCAATCACAAAAAAAGACATAAGAACAATTTCAGGTGTAAGTGAAGTAACTATAAATAAATGTTTTAAGAAATTAGAAACATATAAAGACAACTTAATTCCAGAAATAATACAAAAAAAATATCAAAAATAATTTTAGCAGAATAATACCGAAAAGTATATAATAAAATTTACAAGGTTATTATATACTATAATGGAAGATGAAAACATTAAACTCGAAATCCAACCAATTACCATAACGAAAAATGTAGTTCCAAAAATAATATTTATTATTCCGTATCGTGATCGGGAACAACAAAAACATTTTTTTATTCGTCAAATGAATTACGTACTGGAAGATATGAATAAAGATGATTATGAAATACATTTTGCACACCAATGTGATAAACGAGATTTTAATCGCGGAGGAATGAAAAACATAGGATTTATAGCAATGCGAGAAAAATATCCAAATGATTATAAAAAAATAACATTTGTGTTTAATGATGTAGATACCATGCCATATACCAAACATTTTTTAGATTATGACACGACACAAGGTAATGTAAAGCATTTTTATGGATATAAACATACTTTAGGTGGTATTGTATCCATAAAAGGAGATGATTATGAAAAAACGAATGGTTTTCCAAATTTATGGGCATGGGGTTATGAAGACAATATGTTTCAAGACCGCGTGATTAGCTGTGGATTCCATATAGATCGCTCTGTATTTTATCCGATACTGGATAAGAATATTTTGCAACTTACAGATGGACTACTTCGTGTAGTGAATCGTAATGAACATAACAAATTTAGAATGAAAACAAGTGATGGAATAAATACGATTACAGATATAAAATATGAATTTGATGAAAAAAACAAATATATAAATATAACAATGTTTAAATCCTTAACTGTGATAGATAAAAGTTTAAATGAACTGCATGATATAAGAGATGGGAACAGTATATTTGGAAGAAAACGTGGTAAAATAAGCATGATGATGTAAAGTAAATATGGTGTTAGAGCTAATGTAGACTGGTTCCACCAAATAATTTATAAGTCAGTCCACATTCATCATCAGTTTCCCAAACGCCTGAAATTTTCACGCAAAAAGTGTTAGGTTGTTTGTATGCCGAATAATGATTTTCTTTATAAACTTTCATGAACCCAGAGAAAAGTTGTTTAGATAATAAAAGAACCTTTTTGAGTGGTTTTTGTCTGGTTAAAATATAATTTTCTAACAGTCTAACCTCTATTTTAGAAAAATCTTTTATCATGGCATTATTACATTTGATATACGAACTAAATTTTATTTGTGTTTTATCGTCAATAATTTCTAATTTTGTTAATTCAACTGGAAATTCCAAATAAACTCCATTCATAGTCATACATGGAATAATATAACATAATTTGGTAAAATTACCAGCCATAATAGTATTAACTTTCGTATCTAACCACGAAACAGAATGTGTCATAAATTGTGAAGTATGTAAATTAATGTTCATTTAATTATTATAATATATTAACAATTATTTATTAGGGTTTAATAAAATAATAATTCTATCGGTATATATTATATTTATGTCTGCTCTATTAAGTTTAAATCCTATACCTCTTATTTCTTGGAAAGGGAGTACATTTAACCAAATCCATTCTTCAATACAAAAAAATGGACAATTGCCAATGGGGGAAAATATTTTTTTAAAAACAAAACCATTAAAACATTACAGAAGAGAAATAGCAAGTAATGATAATGCAGTATGTAGTTCTAATTCATCAATAAAAATTGACATAGTAAATCGTCCGTGTGGAACCATTAATAATTCCACTGCCACAACCAAAGGTGGTTTAGAGAATATAATAGATATTAATTTACCAAATAATACATGTGAAACATATGAAAATTGTAGTGTGATATTGTCTCCTGCGGAAAATGCCCGAAATCGTGTTCGTAGCAGTGGAATGATAAAACGGAGATTTAATGAAGGAAAAAACAATGATACCTATTATACGTCTTCCAACCAATATTTAACAAGTCGTAATCGTACGTTTGCACAAAACCAATATAATTATATAAGACAAGGTGATTCTACAGCTAAACCTGGTACAAGTTTGGCATCTGCAAATGTATATGTCGCCCAAGGTGTAAATCATTGTCAAAAATACCATATAGTATCAGCAACATCTTTTAAATATAGATGGATTGATGATTCTCAAAAGGTTGTTGCAATCCCCGCTGGGTATTATGCATTAGAAGATATAAACCGTATATTTAAACAAAAAATGTTTGAGAATCTGCATTACTTAATCAAAAACCAAACAGGAAATACTGATGAATATTATAGTTCAAATATAACTTATGCAATGCAATTTGCATATAACAATAATAATGATAAAGTTGAATTACAATCTTATCGGGTTGATGCGGTAGCATTCCCAACGGCAAATTTTACTGTTCCAACAAATGAAAATAATGAGACAACTTGGACAATGCCTGCTACTGCTGGGCTTTATCCTCAGTTTATAATAGAAGAAAATGTATTTAAAAATGCAATAGGATTTGCTTCTGGCAGTTATCCCGCTGCAAATACAACAAGTGTTGAACTATATAAATTCGATGAATCAACTTCTACGCCAGGTATTAAACCATTATATGTAAAATTACACTATAAACCAAACAATCCCCAATTCGCACAACAGGGTGGAGTAACAGCAAGTGATTTAATAACACGAAAAAAATATAATTCGATAACAAATTCAACTGCTGCATACCGTAATGCGTTTGGTGGGTCAGTAGCAAATGCACTTGCATATGGTGTTCCTTCTCCTGGGTATACGGTAAAAGATAAATTAGGTTATCCTATGAAGAAAACGCCAACCTTTCCAAAATACTCAACTGAAATGAAACAATGTTCTGTGACAACACTTGCAAACGCAATATAAAGCACCTGACAAAATATATAATATTGATGTTTTCATATAGTAAAATATCAATAAATGTAAGAAAAAAAACTTATGTCAAAAAAATGTTTGTATTCAATACAAAATTATTATATGGTATTCCCAATTTTGTACATAATAGTATACATTTTTGTATGTTTGTATTTATTAAAGAATCAATTTTATCTTGATTGTGTATGTTATCTATCAATAATAACGTAGAATGGATATTTTCAAGTTGTTGTTGTCCAAGAATAGCATTATATTCTTCAATCTTAGAAATAAAACATAATGGGATTGAGAAATTTAAAAAACGGTGAACATATTGAGTAGTAGATGTTTTTGTATCTAATACCATTTTGGAGAAAGCATTTTTAATAAAAGGAAAAAAACGGTCACATGAGGGCAAAAGAAATTCTTTACATATAATATATTTTTCAGAGTTAGCATATCGGCTTGTATGTGGTTTTGTAATAAAAACCTTATTGTAAAATGAACTTAATATACATAATATATCGTTGGTATGCTGCATAAAACAATCAAAAATTTTCAATATAAAAGTTCCGCCTTGTTTTTGCATAGTTAATGCAAAACAAGTTTGGGCAAATAATAAATTGGCGATTGATACCTCTTGGTTATTAAAATCTGTGGAAAAATCAAATCCACCATCGGCTGTAATTAATTCAATAGATGATCCATATGATTCCTTACACCCGAGTAGGTTAGGTAACGATAAAATATTACCGGTATTATCAACTCCTGGTTCTATATATACATTTGGGTTTTGCTTTAAAAATAATTCGGCTTTTTTCCATCCAGGTATATTCGGGTCACTAACATTATCCTGTAATGTCATACCAATATACCGGTCATTTTTATTTTTACGAACCATACTAATGGCTTCAATAAAACCACCAGGTCCTTCAGCCAAATGAAATGTTGTAATTGATTTAGAACTTTGTGATAATTGAAAAGTATGAATAATTTCTATCATTTTAAAATAAGAACGAGATAATGGTTTGTATTTAGCTATACATTTTTTCTTATACGGGATGACAGTATGGATATATTCATAAGGATTTGTATATTTCTTATAAGAATCCCATTGTATTTCTCGTTCTTCAATCTTTTTCTTTATATCATATAAATATCCAGATAATGCATTTGAAACTACAGGTTCAGGTCGTTTATCTGTTTCAATATAGTCAATATGTTTATGAATTAAAAAAGTCGTTTTTGGTATTAAATAATAAGACATGTGATAATATAAATACTATATAAATATTTATATTGTTTTGATAATGCAAATAATTACAAATGAAATCGAAAAAGTTATTCTATTTTACCAACAATTCTTAATTTAGGTTGCTTGACAACAGGTGTTTGCTTTGGTTCATCTTGTTCGACACTAAATTGTTTTAGTACAATTTTTTTCTTGGTTTTTTTAATAGTCGGCTTGACTTGTTCTTTTTGTTGTGGAGGTTCTTGTATATTTTCAACGCCAACTTTGTCAATTATATCATTTTGTTTTCCAATTATTTCACCAAGTTTTGATGCATCTACACTACGTAGTTTTTTAAATACAAAATACCGGTTCATAAAGGATATTTGTTTTTCTTCTGTCGTCATGTTTGCTGCATATCTATAATTGGACTTTGTATTTGGTTGCATTGTGGTTTCGGTATTCATTTGTGTAAACATTTCACTAAATAATCCAGTATTGTTAGGTAAACTCATATGATTTGCCTCGTCTTTTGTAATTAAGGTGAATCCATAATCCTCCATTAATTGTATAAAATAGTTAAAATTAACCAAATATTCACGGAATAATTTGTTGATACTTTCTTGGTAAATATCAATTCCGTATCCTAAACTCAATTCATCGTCCGGGAATCCAGTTTTATCATATTGTTTCGTTATTTCATATATCTTATGTCCACCTTTGAAAATACTAATACTTTCATTTTTTTGTTTATTATGAAGTAGATTAAATACGGTTTTCCCATCATAACATGTTCCTATGTAATACCCGTTCACTTTTGTACATTCAGATAAATTACGCAGGAAATTATGAAGTGTTTTATCGTCCTCAAAGAAATAATGCATTGCAAATTGACATGAACTAATATTAAATCCCGATTCTGCTATACCATAATTTTTATACACACCTTTACCTAACATAACTGCGTCTTTTGGACCGGTTCCAAACACAGCACTTATGATTTGTTTATCTTTATCTGATGTATTCTCATCTTCTTTATTTCTTATATTTTTTCCACTATCACTCTTTATAAATAAAGCGTCTGGAATCTGTTTATGTTTTTTTTTATCTTTTATATATCGGGCACAAGCACCCATTTTATCATTGTGAATATTATCATAAGAATAATCAATACCAAATATAAATTTTAATTTTGCATACCTCCATTTCGCCAGATCACCTGCTCTACCAACTGCATAATCAATCAATGTATCGTCACGATTAGAAACTGCTGATATTAATTTTGATTTTACATACTTATTATGAAAATCTCGTAATGCTTGTGTACTGGTTTCTTCAGACGTTTGACTATAATATACATCATCATTATCATCAGCTCTCTCTGGAATGTTTTCACTGGTAGTTATCATTTCTTCTGTAATTGGATTATGAATAGAATGCCAATTACTATTAGCAACATGGTATGGGTTTCCATAATTTTTTGTAATACCACCTAATAATTCAGCTGTTTTGTCATATCGAACCCGGATTGGAATCCATTTCCATGTAGATTTATTCGTTATAACATATTTAAATTCAACAATCATATTCTCTGTAAAAATATCTCCTTCTTCTGTTTGCATTAAATATTTACCATTCTTTTCAACTAACATGATATTTGTTAAATGGGCATAAGGGTCGCGCGGTTCAGTTGGATGAAATGGAACCGGTTTATATTCTTCTTCGCTTATTGTATCACCTACAGTTGAAATCATATCGTCCAATATACTTTGATATGCATTCATAATACTATGTTTTTTTTCTGTAAATCCACATAATAAGACCAATGTTTTATATTGGGATACTGTTTGTACGCTTTCCATTTGTTTACCATCTTGGAATATATGATGTACCTCATCTTTTCCTACTTTGTTCTTTTTTACGTTCACCAGAAAGTCAATCGTATTATATTCAGCGGGTTTCCATTTAAGCGAAGACTCCCATGTTTTTCTTACTTTGGATTTTTCACCAACAACATTTGCTCCAACCGCCAAATCTGCTGGTGTAAAGATTAATCCATCTGTATTATATTCAAATATACCATCATTTTTATTTGATAATATGGTAGAACAACCGTCAAAAATGGTTTTGTCACCCGAGTCATAGTAAAAGGATTTACATTGAATATGAAAACCGCATGGGATTTTTTTGGAGTGAACTTCTCCACTACCAGTTTCTAATATGGAAACTGGATTTAAAACGTTAATAAATCTATACAATAATGATAAACGGTGATCTAATTCTACTCCGTGTTCTATTGGTGATAAAAATGGCAAATCTCTTACTAATTTGTCATGGATATAGTATACATCAAACGCGGCATACAAATTAATAAACTTTCCATGCTTATCATATTTGATTAACTCACCATCTAATATACTATTGAATGTGGTCTTCTCATTCGTCTTTGTTCCTGTAAATATTACATTCATATTTGTATCAATTAAATAAATACGACCATCTTCATGTATATACAATAAATTTCTATCACCATCTGCCTTATCCGTCACCGTATAACGTTTACGAATATTGGGAGACAACTTATTTGTATTATCGGCATTATCGGTTACATGTTCCATTTGTAAGGTTATTGCACCTGGACCAATAAAATTCGAGGGATATACCTTTCGTTTAATTTCTGTATTGGTTTTGTTTACATCATCCTCTGGTAATAATAAACGCATATAAGATTGGTAAATATTATCACGCATTTTATATGATATAGGGAACTTCGTATTTTGAATTCCACATAATACAACACGAATACATTTTCTCAATGCGGTCATTAATTTTTGGAGACTATTATATTCAGTTCCTGCACCTACACGATAATTATCTATTTCCAATTCTATTTCATACTGTTCTACATTATTAAAAATATTCGAATCTTGAACTGTATATCTGGGTATTAAAACCTTATTTTTATCTTTATCTAATCTAAAATCGGAGGTTTTTATAACCGTCATATCAGCAAATATTGGTAAATCGGGATGACGGAACCGTACACGATTCATAGAACGAAATATTTTTAATGAATCGTTCCATTTGTCGATTATTTTACGGCAATATGGAGCATTCACCATAAAATCCTGTTCTGTTTGGTAAGACACCTTAAAATTAAAATCGGGGACATGTACCTTATTGGCAAATTCGCCAGACCCAGTTAATGCTGTCTGTTTTTGCGTGAACTTCAGTTTATTAAACGTAGTAGATGGCATATCAATCAACTTCTGAATACTATTTGTACGACAATATTCTTGAATTAAATCCAACCCTATTATTTCTGCTCTCATATTGGACGTTTTTTGGATTCCATTTGGATCTACATACTGGTTTTGTATGCGTAACATATGAATTCCATCATTTATCTCTGGAACAAATCCATTCGCGTATAATTGCTTTACTACATTATCATAGTCTATTTTGGTAATTGGGGTTGATATTTTGGAATTCGTATTAAACCTTACCTCAAGTTCACTTATTTTATTATTTCTACTCACCATAGGATTACTTTCTAAATAGTATTGAACAATTCGCTCAAACTCTTCCTTTTGTTCGTGTGATGTCTTATGTACATGAGGTATTGGCTTATCTTGACGTAAATCCAATTTTTGCATAGTTGTTCCAGACATTATAATATATTGTATATAAATATAACATATATTATTTCTATTTCAATTTTCTAACAGTATTTATGTAGATATTAAATTTTAAAATTTGTTACATACTCTCTTAGTAAGTTATATAAATCCATTTTTTTATATTTTTCGGTATCATTATACATACCAAATTGTTTTACATATTGCTCCAACTTATCTACTTTATATGAACCTATTGATTTTATTTGTTTCTCATTGTTTTCAATCAAATAACTGGTATTACGAATATCTGCCAATTGATATTCCAATAACGGTTCTATCCGTATACTATAATAATTCCTATCATTCTTGGTAAGTATATATGTATTTGCATCATCAGCGGTGTTTGTCATAAATTCAAATCGTAACGTGTTTTTTTCATTCATTATAATAAAATTAATATTATAATATACTGTTATTGCTATAAGACATAAGACATCAGTTTTATATGGGTTTGTCATCAAATCTGATAATATTTCGGATACATTTGCCTTGGTTGTTTTATGATTTGAATTTTTTATTTTTGTCGGACTTGTTGTAATTCTCTTAGATAATTCCTGTTTCCATTCTATTTCACGAGTATTATGATTATTACGGATCACAGTATATTCTTTATAATCATGTATCGCTATATAAATACACCAAAATAATGAATCTCGTTGCATAGGCGAGACCATATCATTACGATTTTCTGCCATCACTGTTTCATTTACAGAGTCAGTTGTGGTTAGACGGACTTCCGTTATATCTATCTTTTCATTTTTTTCATATACCTTATTCTTATTATATAGCATATATGGGGTTAATTCTAATATTAATTCATCAACTGTTGGGTGGACTAATAAGTTATTACTAACTTGAAATAATCTATTGTGTATAATACTTGTCATTACCTTGTCACTTCACTTCACTATAATATAATGTAATGTTATCTTTATCCTCTTTTTCATTAAATAATGCAGTCTTGAATTCTTCTTTTTGATATTCAGTTGTTATTAGGGTTTCCTCTTGCTCTTTTGTATATTCTATATATTTCTGAAGTTCCTCAATCACATCATCATTTATATAAGTTAAATTTACAT